TTTCTTACAACATGATAAAAATAATTTCTGTTGCATTACTTCTCGCGTGCGCCTGCGCCCATGCAGCGGGAACCGAGTGTTACATCACAGATCCGAAGCTGCCTCAATCCTGCGTCGTCGACCCAGCCGCACTGAACCGGTCGGTTATCCAATACGGCGACGATTCGCGCCTTTGGAAAGTTTTCGAGAAAGCCCGGGCGGGTAAACCGATAACCATTGCTGCGATCGGCGGCTCAATCACGCAAGGTGCATGGGCGACGAGTGAGGAAAAAAACTATGTGGGCCGCGTGTTCGGCTGGTGGCGAGCGACCTTTCCGAAAAGCAAGATGAGGCTTGTGAATGCCGGGATCGGCCAGACGGACTCCCAATACGGGGACAAGCGCCTACAGAAAGACCTGCTGAGATACAAGCCAGACTTCGTAATTACGGAATGGGCGAATAACGATGCTGGCACTCCAGAGATGAGAGCGAGCTACAAGCGAGTAGTGCAACGCATCCTGGCTGCGCCCAATCATCCAGCCGTACTGATGCTTTTTACGATGGATCGTAAGTGGTCAAACTCAGAGGATAATCAGATCCCAATCGGTCGGGAACTCGGCGTGCCAATGATCGCCCTGCGAGAGGCCATCATGCCTTTGGAGAAGGCCGGGAAATTCGATCCTATTGAACGCACGGCGGACCCGATCCATCCTAACGACCTCGGGCATCAGATCATCGCTCAGCTTGTCGCATACCGCCTCCAGTCTGGACTCAACAACATGCGCGCGACATTGTCAGCGAGCAAGTGATAGGAGCACTTACAAGTCATGATCGCGGCGACGCCTTGAAAGAAGTTCCGTCGTAAACAAAGCCGATCGAAACCTCTATTCCGGGTGCGATGATGACCGCCTGCGAACCTGCTGGCGGACTCCATTCGCTTGTGTCGCCGCTCCACACGACTACGTTGTCAACCACGCCATCGATGACTATCGCATAGTTATCCATCACGCATACTCCCAAACAATGACTTGACCAGCGCTTCCGGCTCCCCCAGCCAACCCGCCGCCGCTAGCGCCCTGCGATCCGCCGCTGCCACCCACACCAGCAGACGCTCCAGCAATACCCGGAGATCCGGCGGCTCCACCGATCGGCCCATAGTGCCCACCGCTGCCACCGCCTGATCCCCCCAGTGATGCTCCGACCGCTTGCGCAAACGCAGGGCCTCCAGCTGCTCCTATGGTTACGTCCAAAGCGGTGCCAGTTGTCGAGGTGGCCACACCAGAGCCGCCCGCGCCACCGATCAATGGGGGGGCGCCGGCTGGAGTTGAAGATGATCCAGTGCCTCCGGCTGCTGACGCCATAGCTCCAAAACTTGTTGTTCCACCAGATCCACCAGAGTTTAAGCCAGCGGGACCCGCTGACCCTCCGGCTCCAATTGTGATCGAAATGCCGCCCGTGAATCCTGAAGTGATCAGAGCTTTAAGGTATGCGCCGCCACCACCCCCTCCAGCCACAGCGGACTGACCGGCGCCGGTTGAGGGGCATCCAGCTCCGCCACCGCCGCCGCCCCATAATTCAACGACGATTTTTGTCGCACCTGAAGTGCTGTTATATGTACCGGAGCCAGTGAATCGCTGGACACCCAAGAATCGTCCAGCGGCCATTCCATTGAATTGAGACTTGCCGCTACCCGACGCCATGGTCCATGTCGAAGATGAACGCGCCGTCAATACAATGTCCTGACCCGGCTGCAGGATAAGGCTTGGCACGGCAACGCCCGACGTCACGATCGTCTGCGCGCCAAACGCGGTTATCGTGTGTGCCACGGAATCCTGATTTGTGAAGGTAACGGACTGTCCGATCGTCATCGTTGACACATCGGGCAATGTGGGAGCTGCACTGGCGCCCATCACAAGCAACTGACCTGAGACGCCGTTGGTCAAACTAATCGTTGACGACACCGGCGTGATGCCGCCGAAACCCCCGCCATACGACTGGACCTGACCGAGTTGGGCCGCGTGCTGGCTCTGCGTGGCGGAGGCGACACTGAAGGTTTGCGTGACGTCGCCATTGAGTTTCGCGAACTTCGCAATGATTGCATCTCGTACCTGCGTGTAGACGGTCTTGCTCGGCGTGAGTCCACCGTAGACCACGAGCGCGCGCAACTCTTCCTGAATCATATTTAGCCACGAAGCACGCACCTTGGTCGCAGGCGTTGCGGTGGCAGGATTGCCACCCGTGAAGTAGCCCTCCGTTCCTGCTGCCTCTGGAGTCGGAATTGATGTTGCAGCGGTAGCGTCGTCGATACGAAACATGTGGCCTCTTACGAATAAGCGAAAAGTGGAATCGTGTGCGCCGGCATTACTGCCTCCAACTCGCACTCAAGAACAGCGTTGCCCCACGATGCAAGTGGATCGTCTGCAGCCATCGCATCTGCTACCGCATAGGTCACGGTATTCAAGGGCGCATTCACCTGCCATGCGTAGCTCCACGCGGTGTCGCAACATGGATCGTCCGCGCGCAGTCCGTCTGCGCGTGCCTCGACGAACTGCGAGATCGTCACCGTGTAGCCGAGATTCGCAGCGAACGTGACGAGGCTCTGGATCGTTGGTCCGCCAACGCCTACGAAGCGAGCTAAGACTTGTGCCTGTCGTTGCCCGATAGTCGGCGCTACACCCGCGCATGGGTCTGGCAAGCCAAGCGTCGACTCCCATTCAGGTAGCAACTCGTATGTCGTCGCCGGAAAGGCATCGACTAGCAGGTAGTTCGCACGTGCGGTCGATCGCGCGTAGCTGGGCGCTAGGCCTGACAGCACCTGGGTCTGCACCGCATCAGGGTCGCGCGGCCAGACGCGCCCGCGCGGCATGAGCCCTTGCATCGCCTTCAGGAAATCGGCTGCCGTGTAATTCGGTGCGAGCATGGGCCCTCAGACGTAAAGCACGTTCGCGAGCACGGGAAGCTGCCCGAACCCGCTTGTGACGTTTCCTGAATATGTCGTCGTGGTCGCCCCGACGACGCCTTGGATCAGCGTGATCAGGAAACCGCTCGTCCCCGAAACTGACCGGATCGCCGCCGAGATGTCGTCCCGGTTGATCGTGCCCGCGCGCGGATCTCCGTTGCGGAACAGAACGTCTGCGATTGACGACGCGATTGCTGCGCGCGTTGCTGTCGTGGCCGACGTCAGGCCAGACAGCGTGATCGTCAGGTTGTTTGCGATCGGCGCGCACGAATAAACGAGTGCTGTGACTGGCTGCTTCGTTACGATCGAATTTGCAACGACAAGCTGGTCTCCGGCCGCAACTGTGCCCCGCGGCGTGCCGCCGGGCCCTTTATCGTTCTGCGACACGCCGTCCGTTCCCTGAGGAAATCCGTTATGCGCTGCCTCAGCGATGTCCCACATGGTGTAGACAACGACAGTGCCAGCGCCGAAGCCATTCGGCGCGCACCATGCGCGGGTGACTCCAGCCACCTGCAGCGCCCACTCGACGTAATCGTCGGAATCGCCGCCCTGCGGCGTTCCCTGATAGGCATCCAGCATGCGGCTGCGGAGGTCGTCGTCTATCTCAATGTCTGCGCCGGACTGGACAGTCGCCGTGATGGTGCCTCCCTGCTGAATTCCGTCGACTGCAACACCGAGCGACACGGCCGTGCCGGCATCGGCATTTCCAGCGGATCCGGCGACGTCGGCTACGATGGTGACCGAGACGTTGCCGGTCCCGTCGACAGTGCCTGTGGTGGACGTCGTATAGGTCACACCATCACCGCGCGCAATGGCAGTTCCGGCGCTCAGCACCTTGCCCGTCGTGCCTGGAAATTGCGCGGTCAGTTGAGCCGGCGTTGCCGCCTTTCGGTACACGTCCTTGAGGGCGGCCCATCCCTCAAGGTATTCGTCCTCCGCAGTGAATGGCACCGCCATGCGGGCAATCCAGTCCAAGTATCCGAACTGCAGATTGCACATCGCGGCCTGAACCTTGCCCACTATCTTGAGCACGGCAAACCGCAATAGCGCATCGGCACCCTCCAGCGCCGACGAAATGTCGGCCGCCACTTCAGAGATCAAGGTGGACAGCGTCTTTCTTTGGAATGGCATGTCAGGATAGCTGTTGCCAGGCCCACGCGTACGTCAGATCGATCTGCGGGCCGGTCGGTTGATAGAGCGTGATCTGGGCGCCGAGAAACGAATCGCGCACCCACTGCGTCTGCACATCGATACTCGCGACGACGCCGTCATCAACGAGCCATTGAAGCGCCTCGTTGATGTAGTCGCGCGCGTTGTTCAGCACTTCCTGCGTCTGCTTCGATCGATCGAGCAACCAGAGCCGCGAACCGATGGGTTTGTCCTCGCCGATGTCGCCCCACCACCCCCGAGGATCGCCAGTGCCGTCCGGAATGCGGTCGTCTGGATTGGCGACCCG